CCATTAACACTCGCGGTCCACAAGGGCCTGGCGGGGTGATGGGGCTTTATGGTAGCTTCATTGACACCACTGACCAGCCATTGGTCAGCACTGCCGCTGCACAGCCAATCACAATTAATACGACACTGGAAAACAGAGGTGTCACAATTGTTTCAGGCAGTCGCATTGCCTTTGAACTGGCAGGCACTTTTAAGATTCTTGCTTCAGTACAAACAACAAACCTTGGTAATAGCGTTACAGAAGTCAATTTCTTCTTCAAGAAGAACGGCACCACCATCGCTGATAGCAACACCAGGATCGACCTAGAGCCGCGTAAGTCCGTTGGTGTGCCGTATCACGGCTGCTTCACCATTGAGTACCAGTTAACAGTTGCTACCAGCGACTATGTAGAAATCTGGTGGGTAGCGGATCACATAGGTGTAACGCTGGAGAACATCGCCGCTAACGGCACTCACCCAGCAGCACCAAGCGTCATCCTGAACGTCGCACAAGTGATGTATGCGCAAACGGGCACCCCTCCTGGTGGTAATATTGGCGATCTAGTAGTTAAGGCATCGGGCACTGATTATGACACTGTATGGACTGATGCTCCAACGGTTGACAAGCTTGGCCTTGACTTAACTGCAGCAGAAACTGTATCAACTGGTCAATTGGCATGGAATGCCACTGAAGGTACCATCGACGTTGGCCTTCTGCATGGCAGTGTAAATCAAATCGGTCAAGAAGTTCAACTCCTATGCACCAATAGCGCCGCCAGCCTCACCATCACCAATGGCATGGGCGTGATGTTCACTGGAGGCAATGCTTCAACATTGCGCCTAGAAGTGCAGCCAATGCAAGCCAATGGCGACTTACCTGGCTATGTCTTCTTTGGCATCGCCACTCAAACCATTGCCCCTGGTGCCACTGGTTACATTACCACTTTCGGTAAGGTGCGTGGCCTTAACACCAGCGCATACCCCGAAGATTCAATTTTATGGTGCGATCCCGTTAATCCAGGGCAATTTGTCTTAACGGAACCAATCGCGCCACAGTTGAAAATTGCTGCGGCTACTGTCATCAAGTCACATGCCACTGAAGGCGTGTTGATGGTACGCGCTGACACTGGCCAAAACCTTAGTGATTGCCACGATGTAGAAACAGATACGGCCCAAGATACGGACTATCTTGGCTGGTCTGAAGACATGCAGCATTGGATGCCATTGTCCGTACCTAATGCAGCACCGCGCAGTATTACCATTGTCGATCCACAGTCTTCTGATAGTTTTACTGTATTTCGCACCACTCGTGCAACGACAATTTCTCAAGTGGTGGCGTTAGTGGCTGGCACCACTCCTGCCGTGGGATATGAGCTTCGGTATGCGGCAAATCGTACTGCGTCTGGTACTACTGCCATTATTCCTGCCATCGCTTCTAATACTACTGTTGGCAGTGGCGCCACTGTTCAGAACATGCCCATCCCTTCTGGGAATTATGTTTGGCTGAATATCACTACAGTGTCAGGCAGCACCACTGAGTTTAACTTATCAGTGGCTTTTTAACGCTAAACTTAACGGAAAGCATTAGAGCATCATGGCAACGTTTAACAAGTTCCATTCTTTTGTGGAAGCCCTCTCTGAGAAGGTTCATAACCTTGGCGGTGATACGCTGACGGTGGCGCTTACTAACACGCTGCCAGTCAACACCAATACGGTACTGGCCAATATCACGCAAATTACTTATACCAACATCACAAACGGCACCACCACAGGCCGCGATCTTACTGGCGTCACTTCTGCGCAAACCAGCGGCACTTATAAGCTGGATGCCAACGATCTGGTGCTAACGGCCACTGGTACTGTGCCGACGTTCCGCTATGTGGTGCTATTTAACCAGACAGCCACTAACGATGAACTAATTGGTTGGTATGACTACGGCGCCACTGTTGATTTGCTTTCTGGTGAAACTTTTACGATCACATGGGATGCTGCTGGCATCTTGACCTTGGCCTAACCACTGATAAGGAGGCAGAACCATGGCTGTAGCCCATAGTGCTGCCTCTGAAAGTCATACAGGCATCACTGGCTCAACTAACCAAGCAGCGTTCAGTTGGACGCATACGCAGACGGGCACGCCTCGGGGTGTGGTCGTCTTCGTAACCACCTATGCCAGCGTTGCCGACCTTATTACCAGCGTCACTTATGGCGGCCTGGCACTCACGCGGCTTGCGGGTGGCGCTGCGCTGGACAATGCTGGCGAACTTGGCCGTCTCGACGCCTTTTTCCTAGGCAGTGGCCTAGGCACCGGCAACCAGACCATCACGGTCAACCGGACCAACAACGCCACGGTGATGTATGCGGCGGCAGCCACCGTCACCGCTGGCGCCGACACCGCAGTTCCGACGCAGACCATTGTGCTGCTTCAGGGTGATGGCACCCTGACGGTTCAGAGCGTTAATGACACATCGCCAGGGCAAGACAGCGTTCGCTATGCGGGCAGCTATTCAGGCTTGGGATCACCGCCACCGGCAGGCACCGGCAGCACACTGCTCAACAGCATCGACATCGGCGCCTACGGCTCTGCGCTGGTGCGCGAAACCACTGCCGGTCAAGGTGCTCGCAACGTTGGCTTTAACAGCGCCACAACAGACGACCGAGCTGTAGTCCACCTCGCTATCCGCGAGCTGGTGCCACGGAGCCTGCCTCAAACAGTTGCCAGCTTCACGCTGACGGGCCAGCCCAACACGCTGACCAAGGCAGGCGTGCCAAAAGTGATAACGGGTGAGCTTGGCACCTTCACACTGACAGGCAACGTCGCCAACTTTGCTCAGCAATACAAGATCACCATTGATGCGGGCGGCTTCACCCTCACGGGAAATAACGCCACGCTGGAGCACAACGCAGCAATCGCTGCCGAGACGGGTGCGTTCGCCTTCACGGGCAACACGGCAACATTTACCAAGGCTACGCCCAAGGCCATAGCGGCAGATCGCGGCCAGTTTACGCTGACAGGCAATGCCGCAACACTGCGCCAAAACTACACCATCGCCGCTGGTGTCGGCACCTTTACGGTTGCAGGTCAAGCTGCGACGTTGCGCCACAACCCGCAAATCCTTGGCGCCACTGGCACCTTTTCGCTCACCGGCCAGCCAGCCACGCTGCGCCAGAACTACCGACTAACCGCCGAGGTTGGCACCTTCACCGCCACTGGCCAGCCGGCCACCTTCCGCCGCACTTGGGCAATCCGCCCGACTGCTGGCACGTTTGTACTGACGGGCATCACGCCTGCCCTCACCGAGATTGGTGCCTATGAGATTGACCCCATCGTTGGGAGTTTCAATTTCAATGGACAAGATGCAACTTTGTTGCACAATCCAAGAATTGATTTTGTTGTTGGTCAGTTTACATTAAATGGCAATCAAGCTGCTTTTCGTCAGAACTACTTAGCCAGTGCAACTGTTGGTGCATTTGCACTCGCTGGAGGCCAGCCCCAGCTTCGCCAAAATTATTCACTATCAGCAAATACAGGCTCTTTCCTTGAAAGCGCAGGGCCGGTAAATCTTGCTCATAGTCAAAAAATTGTAGCAAATACAGGCGCTTTTGTCTTTAATGGGAATGACGCTGCGTTAGTAGAAATACGAGCTTTTGCCATAGATGCTGGCACTGGCACTTTTGCGCTTTCTGGTAAAAGCGTTGCTCTTGCAAGCTCTAAAAAAATTGCCGCAGACTCTGGCAGCTTTATTTTTACAGGCAACAGCGTTGGTCTTTCTAAGGCTAGAAACGTTGTTATCAATGCAGATCGCGGTGTCTTTGCTGTTAGCGGCAAGAATGCAGGACTTACCCGCAACAGAAATATTATTGCCCTTGCCGGACAGTTTACTGTAAGCGGCAACAATGTTAATCTTTCCCGTGCATTGCTCTTGAATGCAGGAACCGGCTCGATTGTCCTCAATGGCCTAGATGCTTCTTTGCAAAAAATCGCCGCACTTGCGCTGCCAGCAGACCTGGCTTCCTTCTCTTTAGTGGGAAGAGATGCGATGCTGGCAAAATCTTCCCCTAGACGCCGTAATGTCTTAATTTTCTAAGGTAATGGTAAGCTATGAAGATCATACTTCGTTGCTATGGAAGACTGGTTAAATTCTCCTGAACTAAAAGCTTTGCGCAAGGCATGGGCCGAAGCTGAAAGGCGTCAAAACGCCGAGGATGATGCCTGGTGGGATAGCTTGAATTACGATGGCAAAAGCCAAGCTTTCAGGCAAATTACCAAGCTTATGCACAAAGCAGAAGTGCTAGATAGGGGCTCGTATCGTTATGCTATTTACGATGTGTTTGGTCTTGACTACGGCGACGGACTAACGCACTACATGCAACTCCACAATCTCATTGGACAGGGGATCGAGGGTGAGAAGAAAGCTTGCATGAAGGATAATAAGGAAGCACGCAATGATGATACATGCGACTAGCCATTGCCATTCCCAAAGAGAATATTGCTAAGCCAATAATGATTTCCATGGCAACAAATTATCTCCCTTCATTTTAGTCCGTCCAGGGTCCAAGTAATACGAAGTTCACCACCAAGAGCCTTTACATCATCGCTAGCACTCTCAGGAGCCTCGTGGACAATCATGACTGAAGGGACAATGGCATTCGGCAAAGCAGTGACTGTGGCGGCTGGAAACAGCTCCTGGGCTTTACTGGCAAGCTTATCGGCAATGATCTCACGCTCTTCTTTTTCCCATTGCTTTACGAGGGTGGCAGCTTGCTCGTCTACTTTCTTAATGGTTTGCTCTGTTTTCCATGCAGTCCAATCAGGCTTGCACCAATTGATAAGCGCAATGAACCATGGTTGTAAACGCAACGAAGGGCGCTTATTGGCAGCCCACAAGGCCAGTTCATAACAAAGCGCATTGAAGATGACTTGGTTTGTCATCCTTCTTGATAGATACTGACGAAAATGGTGCCAGTCTTCAACAAGGGAACTACTTTGTCACGAAGATCAATATTATGACAGCGAACACAGCCGTGAGTTGGGAATAGTGCTTGCTTGGGAGCCCATGCACCAGGCCAGCCACATGCAGATCCGCCGCCGTGAATCATGATTCCTGCCCTTCCATTACTAGCTTCTTGATTCTCCAATTCAATTAGATCAAGACTGTACCAGCCATAAGCCATCAAGGTGCGATCATAGGCGGGCTTATCGCCCACTTTTTCATAATCACGATAGACAGCTCCTACCTTGTACAGACCAGGCGGCGTGTCAGTATTGCGAAGTTTCCATTCAAAGTCACTGCCTTGCCCACGAGCCAAACAGTCAACTTCCCACAAAAGCTTTCCTTCAAAAGAAAAGGCTTTCATCCTTTCAGAGGCATCATTGACAATCAAATGACTGTCGCCTGCTTTAAAGCCAAAATCTTGAGGGCGTTTCTTGGGACCAATGAGAGCCATGGGAGGGACGACAGTAGGGGAGTCAGGAGCGTATTGTTTCATTAATTGCGAAAGCTTGGCTGGGTAGTCAGGGTCCGTGGCGTAACTTTGCTCTTTCAACATGCGAGCAGCGGCGTAACGATTTTCAGCCTTGTTGATGCCTTTAAAAGCTTCCCAATCTTTGTACCAATGGACCACTAAGTATTCAATGCAAGCACCAAGACTAGGGAAATCAATGAACCCCGCTTTAATGGTCACCCACTCGCCATTGTAAAACTCTTTCGTTTCACGAGATGAGCCAATACCTTTCAATCCGAAATAGTTGTGCTTGCCAGAAGTGTGTTTGCCAAAGCCACTTTCCAGAGCCCATTGCGCTGCCACTAGCTCAGGGAATTTAGCCCCCACACGCTTTGCATGGAGGCTTACGCCTTCCCAGGAATTGGCAACAATCATCAGCCCTTCACGCGAAAGATTGCCTTAAGGCCAGTCAGGATAAGCTGAACGATGTTGTTGCTCTTGTATGGAGTGTGCTGAATCACTTGATCCAGAGCAGCAATGGCGATACCGCCAATTACGAACCATTCAATGCCAGTCATAATAGAAAAGCGTTTTATAAAGCCTAGCGTCTTACTTCCAAGGAGCGCACTCGCTCTTCTAGTCCTTTAAGATTTTCCGTGAGTGTGTCAAGCTTTTCTGTAATATTTTCTACTTGCGCCGTAATCTTTACTTGCTGATGACCAATGCTCATCATCATGGCACCAGTGGCCAGGAGCATACCAGCAGTGATTGAAACAGCCAAATCGGCTAGCTTTTCCTGCCAGCTTTTCATGCTCGTAAAGAATTTCTTTTGTTCATTCTAAGCTATTCTCCGAGGCGTAGTTTTGGCTTTAAGCTAAGGAGAAGACAGTCAAAAATCATCATGAGGATGAGCAATGGACCGGAAGAACTTCTCCATTCGCTGTCTGAATTACGCCCCGGTGATGCAAAACGCCGCTTTAGAAAAAGTATTTTTGAGGACTATCAACTGCGAGGACCTCTTGGCCACTGCGCGTGTGCATACTGCGGCCAATGGGAGGAAAAGCTAACCATTGATCACATTGTTCCCAAAAGCAAAGGAGGTGCGCATTTTTCTCGCAATAACCTAGCCCCTTCTTGTTTCTCCTGTAATTCAAGTAAGTCTAATTTAGACGTATGGGCTTGGTGGCGAACTCAAGACTACTGGTCTGAACAGAGGGCTGCTGTATTAAATAGATGGATTGTTTTCAACTCTGAGGATGCGTCAACCGATTACGGTGCCTTTTTGGCGGCTTCTTGCAACTTTGCAGTGGCTTAAGCAAATTGTAATGATTTTAATGTCGCGACAGATAAGCAATAGCTTCTGTCAAGATTGATGTGCTGTCTTTAAATAAACCCAGCCCAGTATTGCAGCTAGCACACAACAGTCCACGAATTTTTCCGGACGCGTGGCAATGATCAACAGCGACTCGCTTGGATCTGATGGTAGAGTCTTTGTCTATTTCTAGCTGTGTTCGGCAAATTCCGCAAGAGTTTTGCTGCTCTTCTCTTAACTGGTTAAATTGACTTACCGACATTCCATATCTATAGTGAAGAAAACTTGCAGATATGCATTGCCTGCACTTTGACGACAAGTTGCCATTTTCATATGAACCATGAAAGGAGTCTATGGTTTTATATTCCTTGCAGCCAGAGCAACGCTTGCTGTTGGTATTTATCTCCTGAAGCCTCTTAGCCTGTGTTTCTTTTAATCTTTTTTGGTTTTTTCCCGGTACAAACCATTCTGGAAACGGCTCGACCTCTAGCGCTTCTTCTGGAGTGAGCCCCAAGTTAATCCTGTTGGCGATAAATCGACCAGTAAATCCATGCGCTTCCGCCGCATCTTTGATCATTTTATATTTTTTCCCTTGTACGGTAATAGGCCTGCCAGACCTGTTGGATCGCGTTGGCATTTCTGCGGCGGGAACCAGTTCAAACGCCTCGTCAATGGAATAACCTCGGTCCAGTCGTGCTGACACAGTAGAAGACTGTAAATTGTAATGCCTAGCGGCAGCGGACACTGATTGATACTGAATCCCTTCCACTGTAATTTTGGTCGCCACTATTTACCGGGTTCCAATACATGCTACATTCTATCGCTTAGTTGTCGCAGATGGGAGCGAACATTCCCTCTGAAGGCCCTTGACGCACGCCTGGTAGTGGACAGAAGCCATCGGGGCAACCACTAGCCATGTAGTCATCAGGGTCGTAATTAGTAGCAAGCACTTCTTCCGTAATCTTCATTATTTCTTTTGCCATTGTCTCTTCATCTTCGCGCAGCGCAATTAAACGAAGCAAATACCATTCGGCTTTCCTTAAGTCTTCTGCGCCGTTCTTATTTTCGTAGCGATAGATGTATTTAATGCAATTGCCCTTGAGGAAGCCCTTAAAGGCTTCTTGGCTCATTGATGCTTCAATGGCTTCAATGCATTCCACTCCTCCTTTTTGATAGTGAGCGGGATTAATGGCGTTCATGATCAGAATTGATAGTTGTTTTCAGCAAAGGCATCAAAGGCTTCTGGAGCCACTGGCCTGCCTAGTTCAAGCAGCGCTTTAGCATAAGCCACAATTTCTCCCTGCGCACCATGGCCAATGCGTAGGGAAATGAAATGGAACAGAGCTTGCAGGGAGCAGGTCCAAACGAATTGAGTATAGAGCGCAGAAGGCAAGATAGCTCTAGCTTGCTCTTTGCTTACGCCTGTTAGCAGAAGGCCCTCGTAGGCCGTCTGGCAAGCGTGCAAGGCACGAACGTACTGCATAAGAGCCAATCCCTGCTTGTCTGCAGCAAGAGCCCCTGCAGACGCCTGGCGGTTGTCTTCACTCTGTTGTAGGAACTCCGTGGGAATGTAAAATTTAGCTTCATCCGCAGCACAGTAGCGAAAGCTTTTCTCGTTCCAGCCAAGTTGATCATCGACGAAAGTAGAAGCCACTGTATGCTTCCACCATTGTCTGGCAATAAACAACGGAGCCTTCACTGACCACTTAAATACCACGCCCCTAAAAGGAGAAGTGTGATGATGCTTTGCAAGGTAGCGAAGAAGTTTACCGTCGCGTTCTGTCCATTCTGCGCTTTCTGCAGCAAAAGACTGGCGAGCATCATTGACAACAGAAAGGCTATTCCCCATGGAATCAAGCAGGCGAAGAGAGCTTTTGCCATCGCCTAGAGGATCAAGCGAAATCGTCATTTAGAAAGGCAGGCGATGGGGCGGATGCGTTGAAGTGCCACTGTACCAGAAATGAAAGGATGCTTTTGCTCCCACTGGACCATTGCAACTTTTCTTCCATTGCTCCCCTTTGTGAAGCCCTGGAAGGTGCCATAGGTGGACGTTGGCACCATGCCAGCCCCTGTGAAGGCGACCAATACCACGCGCTCTCCTGGTGTCCAGTCATAGTCCGTTGGTGACCGTCTCAGTGTATATCGTCGGGAAACCGAATGCAAGATTTCGGCGTTTTCACCATCCTCCACCTTCCTGGCAAACTGCTTGCGACCATCGTTCGCTTGTAGCCTAGTAACAAAAGAATGCTTGTTAACCATGGCTCAATATTCGATACCAGTGCAGTTTGATTACAATGGGCGAAAGCATGTGCGAATGATGGGACCGTTTGATCGTTCAACAGAGCGTGAATTTGCACTGACGGTTAACCGTAGGGCCATTGATGATTGTTCAAACTTGGAACAGTTGAAGCCCGTAGCAAAGAACCTTTTGGAAGGATGGTCGTCCATGCAAACTGCTTTTCAAAGCTTGATGCTGGAGAACATTCAACTACGTCAAGCTCTTGCCATGCGGGATGATTCCTTAAGGGCTGCTGATGAAATGCTTAACGAAGCAGTTGTGGAGATGCAGCAATATGAGCAGAAATTAAAGCGTGCCAATAAGCGTCCTTGGCCATTTGGCTAGTCAAGAGGAAGATTGTCCACCCGCTCGTATATGCGAGATTGTATTTGCGACAATCGCGCTCATAGCCAGAGCCAGTGACGTGGCGACCACGATTGTAAACACCACCCTGGATTTCGATGCCAGTGCGACTGTTGGGATGAGCAAAGTCAAGACGATACCTTTTT